TATTACACAGACGAGAGAGTAGATGACAGATTGAATGCTGTTATCATCGCTGGTACTGGTGTTACTAAGGTCTATGACGATGGTGCTAATACATACACATTATCTGTTACTCAGGCAGATGTTAATTCTGATAACATAACTGAGGGATCAACCAATCTATTCACTACTGCTGCTAGGACTCGTGGTCATATCAGTGTAACTGGATCACTAGCATACAACAGTGGCACTGGTGTTATTTCATATACTACACCAACTACTATTGCGTCACTGTCTAACCATGACACTGCTGACCTTGCTGAGGGCACAAACCTTTATTACACAGACGCAAGAGCAGATGCAAGAATTGCTGCTGCTGATACTGGAGATCTTACTGAGGGTAGTAACCTTTACTGGACTACTGCTCGTGGTGATGCTCGTATTGCATTACAAGTTGGTGCAAACCTTGACCTATCAAGTAAGTCAACAACTAACCTATCTGAAGGCACTAACCTTTACTACACAGATGCTAGAGCAGATGCAAGGATTGCTGCTGCTGATACAGATGACCTATCAGAAGGATCATCTAACCTTTACTATACAGATGCAAGAGCAGATGCGAGAATCGCTGCTGCTGATACTGGAGATCTAACAGAAGGATCAAACCTTTACTACACCAACGCTCGTGCTGATGCTCGTGTTGTTGCAGGTATCACTGGAAAACTTGACGCTTCTGCTGTTAGTGCTTTCGGTCTAACACTTGTTGATGATGCTGACGCTGCTGCTGCCAGAACCACTCTTGGACTTGGCACTGCTGCTGTTGCTGCCACAGGTGATTTCGCTACTGCTGCACAAGGTACTTTGGCAACCAACGCACTCGCTGCGTCTGCTGTAAGTACATTCGGTGGCACTTTGATTGATGACGCAGACGCTGCTGCTGCAAGGACAACCCTTGGACTCGGCACTGCTGCTACCACTGCAAGCACTGCATATGCAACTGCTGCACAGGGTGCAACTGCTGACTCTGCACTTCAGGCAGAGACAATTACATTAGCAACTCTTAAAACTACTGTCGCAAACTCTGCTGACTTTGCTGCATTCAAGTTAGCAATCGCTGCTCTATAAGTTAAATGGCAAAACCTAATTCAAAAGCTACTCTAAAAGAATATGCTCTACGCAGGTTAGGTAAACCTGTACTGGAGATCAACGTCTCCGATGACCAGATAGATGATGCTATTGATTATACATTGCAGAAGTTTCAACAGTTCCATTATGATGGTGCTGAGAGAGTTTATCTAAAGCATAAGATAACTCAGGCAGATATTGATAGGAATCTTGCTGCCAATGATGACGTAACTACATCAACTGCTGGTAATTCTACTTGGGAAGAAAGGAAGAGTTACATAGAGATACCACAACATATACTTTCTGTTGAAGGACTATTCTCTTTCACTGATAAGGGTACTGCAAACATGTTTGATATTAGATATCAGATGCGTTTGAATGACTTGTATGATTTTACATCTACACAGTTCTATCATTACTATATGATACAGCAGCACTTAGGATCAATTGATTTCTTACTAGAAGGTTTAAAACCTACTCGTTATGTTGCTACTCAGGATAGATTATATCTCGACATGGATTGGACAACTGATGTCCTACTTGATAGCTATATTGTTATCAAAGCATGGAGAGCATTAGATCCTCTAACATGGACAGAGATCTATGATTGTATGTGGGTCAAGGATTATGTCTCTGCTAAGATTAAGAAGCAGTGGGGTACTAACATGACCAAATTCCAAAACGTTCAGATGCCAGGTGGTGTCACGTTAAATGGAGAGATGATATACAATGATGCAGTTCAAGAGATTAAAGATCTTGAAGAGCAACTACGTACAGAATGGGAAACTCCACCACTAGACATGATAGGATAGTATGGCTACCAACACTTATTTCACTCAGGGATCTACAGGTGAGCAAGACTTACAACAGAGTCTTGTCAATGAGCAGATTAAGATGTTCGGTAAGGATGTATACTACATCCCTAGGACTTTAGTAAAGGAAGATACTGTCTTCGGTGAAGACACAATGTCAAAGTTTGAAGGTGCATATTTAATAGAAGCTTATATAGAAGACAACACAGGGTTTAGAGGTGATGGTGACATGTTCACCAAGTTTGGTGTACAGATAGCAGATCAATGTACCTTTGTCGTATCACGCACAAGGTTCACTGCTGCTGTAGACGACAATGCAACACTTATTATAGAGGGTAGACCAAATGAAGGCGATCTCGTATACTTCCCAATGGCAGATAAGATCTTTGAGATCCAGTTTGTCGAGTATGAAGTACCATTTTTCACGTTGGGTAAACAGTATACTTGGGGACTCAGATGTGAGCTCTTCCAGTACAGTGACGAAGACTTCGAGACAGGAATCACTGCGGTTGATGCAGTTGAGGTCAACTATGCCAATGCAATAAGTCTCAACGTTGCTGAAGGTGGTAGTGGAGACTTTGTTGCTGAGGAGATTGTTACAGGTGGTAACTCTAATGTAACTGCTACAGTTAAGTCTTGGAATAGTGCCACACGTCAGTTGGTGGTATATAATAGATCTGGTATCTTTAGTATACCTGAAACTATTACAGGAGACACATCTAGTGCTGCCTGGACAAGTGCTACATATAACACACTAAATAATCAAAACTCAGACTCTGAGGCTAACTGGCAGATTGAAACTCAGGCTGATAATATCATTGACTTTACTGAAGGTAACCCCTTTGGTGAGTTTGGAAATAAAGGAAGTAGTATCTAATGTTAGGAACCTATTCATATCACGAAATTATCAAGAAGACAGTAGTCGGATTTGGTACGTTGTTCAATAATATTGAATTGCGTCGTGTGACATCGGGAAAGACTGAAGTCATGAAGGTGCCTCTGGCATATGGTCCTCGTCAAAAGTTTCTAGAGCGTTTACGTTCTGTTGGTCTTAACAAGACTCAGACTCAGATAACTCTTCCTAGGATGTCCTTTGAGATACAAGGATTTAATTATGATGCCACTAGGAAAGTATCTCCTACTCAATACATTCGGAATACACAAGCCGATGGTAAGGAGTTTAAATCTTTCATGCCAGTACCATATAATTTGAATTTTGAATTGGCAATCATGGCAAAGAATCAAGACGATGGTCTTCAGATTCTTGAGCAAGTGTTACCTTTCTTCCAACCAAGTTTCAATATTACTTTGAACCTTGTACCCACAATGGATGAAAAGAGAGACTACCCTGTTACATTAACTTCCATTGACTATGAAGATGTGTATGAGGGTGATTATGATACACGTAGGACGTTAGTCTATACGTTACAATTTGTTGCCAAGACTTACCTATACGGACCTGTCCAAGACAAGTCTGGTGAGGTTATTAAGAAGGCAATTGTCGATTACAGTACCAACTCAGCAGATGCACCAACTGCACCGAGAGAGGTCAGGTACTCAGTAGAAGTTGATCCTATCACTGCTGACGCAGATGATAATTTCGGATTCAATGAATTGACAAGTGAGTTTGTGGACTCCAAATCATGGAACCCAGTGACAGGACAAGATGAATAATTTTGATGGGATCGAAGAAGCTTTGGACGTGGACACATCTATCATCCCTAAGAAGGAGTCTAAGATGGAAATTGTACCAGCGTCAACGTCGCAACAACTTAAAAAAGATTATGAGTACACAAGGGGGAATCTCTATTCCCTTATTGAAAAAGGCCAGGAAGCGGTGGACGGTATCCTCGAAGTGGCTCAGGCTGGTGATCAACCAAGGGCGTATGAAGTAGCAGGACAACTCATTAAACATGTAGGAGATGTCGCTGATAAATTAGTTGATCTTCAAAAGAAGGTTAACGATATTGAGAATCCTAATAAATCTCAACAACAACCAGTCACTAACAACACCATGTTTGTTGGTAGTACAGCAGAACTTGCTAAATTTCTAAAACAAAAGCAAGATAAATAATCTAGTAAAGGATTTTAAAAATGTCGGTATTAAACGTATTAGATACGCAAACAGTAAGTGGTTCTGGAACCGCATACCTAACAGTTAAGTCTGGAGTAGTGCGTGTCCTAGCAACTTCAGCGTCATCTATACAGGTTGATGCTGGTCCTGCCATAACTTTGGCAGCAGGAGTCCCTGAGTTAATCTCTATTGGTAAAGCTAAGACTGCAACAATAGAAGCAGCAACTGATGCTAACCCTACAGTACTTACCATCACAGGTGGTGTTGGACAGAGACATAACTTCGCAGCAAATGATTACATTTCTACTGCCAATGGTGGTGACACTGCATTCGTTGCAGCGTTTGTATCTGCTGCAAGTGATGGAAAGAAAGTAGCATCTATAACTGATTCTACTATCACCACTGATGTAAATGCATCTGGTGCATCTGCTGATTATGCATTAGCAACCGCTAAGGTTGAAGCTGGTACAAGACCTGTAGTGCAACGTGCAGTTAAATTAACTGCTGGTAGTGCTGATGTGATTGTAGAGCAAGTCCAAGTTGTTGGAGGTTAACATGGCATGCTGTCCTAAATGCGGTGCAGAAGACTGCAAAAAACATAAACAGAAGGACATAGAGGAAGCTAAGGTTGACTCTGGTAAGTCTCCTGAAGAGAAGGAGAAGGTAAGAAACGTCCGTAAGTTTGGTGTAAGTCACAACGTTGCTGGTCATGGTAAACTAAGGAGAGCACTCCATAGATCTGATCGTGGCGATAAGAAGAAGAAAGGTGACAAGTCTCAGTACGTTGAGACTGAATCAGTAAACCTTGGAGAAGAAGGTTACGATAGGATGCGAGATGACCGTCTCGTAAAGTATGGTATAGGACATGATGGTTCTGACCGTAAGTCAACCCCTAGTAGATCTA